TGTTGGCCCTTGCACAATGCCACCTTCGGCCATGGCCCGGATCGGGATCGAACCCCTGTCCTGATCGAGCCAGCGCTTCATCCGCAGATTCAAGCCGTGCAGCTGCTCGGTGTTCTGGTCGACTTCCTTGGTTTGTTGCTCGACACGGTCGCTGTGGTCTTCGATGTTCGTCGAGCGCCGCCAGCCTTTGCTGATATCGCCATAGCCGAGCGAGCCCGGCGCAAGGCCCAACACATCCGCGTTATCAGAAAGACGCTGTGGCGCGGCCGCACCACCGCCACCACGACCAAACAGATTGTGCCAGCCCCAGCTCGGATCAATCACCCCCCCCTTCTTGGTCCAGTCTTCCTTGGTCACACCCGGCTGCAATCCGGGCTGCACCCCTTCACCCGGCGGCTTCAAGATGCTGCCGCGCTCGAGATCGTGCAGCAGACCTTTTTCGAATTCGGTGGTGAGATTGACCAGCGCGGTATTGAATCCAGCGGTCCAGCTCATCGCCTCGCGATAGATTTGCTCGCGCGTTGATTGTTCGTCATCGAGCGCCGTGTTCAGCTTCTCTTGCCCGGCATACACTTCATCGAGATGCTTCGTGCGACCTTCCTCAATATCCTCGAGATCCTTGTTGGCATCGATCAGTTGCTCCATGCCAAGGTCGCGCAGGATTTGCTCCTTGCGGAAAGCCGCCAAGCGCGCATTGTGGCTTTGGTTGAATTCATTGGCGGCGACGTTGTTGGCAATCCGCTGCGCCTCCTGCATCTGCTTGTAGTAACTGCCCGCCTGCATCATCTTGACCAAGCCAGACTGCAGCTCGGCATAGTACGGACCAGCATCGCGCATGATTTGCTGACGCCGCTCGCTGCCTTGAATGCTCAGCTCGGCAACCGCACGGCTGAAGCCTTGCAAGGTGCCGGTTGCTTGCTCCGCGTTCAGCCCGGCTTTGCGCAAATTTTCGTTAATGAGTGCATATTCGCCTGCGCCCAATCCGGCGCGCCGTGCCGCTTGGCTCATTTCCGTTGAGGCGCGCGCGTGTTCCTTCATCGCATTGATTTGCCGGACCAGTTCGTAGCCGATCAGGCCAATGGCGATCGGCACCGGGCCCAGCACGGCGGCCAGATCCTTGAACGTGCGGCCGATACCGAGTGCTGATTCACTGAGCCGGGCCGCGGCGCGCTGAAACTCGGTCGCCTGTTCCGTCGCCGCCTGCATCGAACGCCGCGTCGATCCGGTGCTGAGCTTGCCCAGCTCCTGCTGAATCGCCTGCAGCTTGGAGACCGCTTCGCCCTCCACCTGGGCGCGGATTCTCAGGACTTTGACGACTTCCTCGTCGGCCATTTATGCAAACTCCAAGCCGCCCGCCTTGAACTTGGTCGCCGCTTCCTTGGGCGGCGGCGGCGCATTCGTGCGCTCCATGCTGCTGCCCTTGAACGCCTCGCCCTCGGTCTTCACCGTGGTGTCGGCGGACGCGTTCTTGTGTTTGATCTTGAGCTTGATGCTCTGCTGCGCCGCGACCGCTGCCGCGCGTTTATCCACTGTCGCCCGATCCGCATCCACGTCGCCGGTGTCATCACCGCCTTTGATTGGAAGCTTGATGCCTTTGTCGCCACCGAGCGCAATCGCGTTCATGCGTTTGATCGAGTCAGCGTTTGACTCGGTCCCCGATGTCGGCCACGCAAAAGGATTGTTTGGATCGGTCCCGGTTGCCCCCTGCGGTGCCGCAACTTTTGTCGAATCAACAGGCATGTGGCCGATGCGAAATTGATTATAGTACCCTTCGTCGATCCTCCCATCTGCGCCAACATGAACCGGCACTCGTCTATCATTGTTGGCTGATAGGACGTCCAGTATATGGGTCTGAGGGTTATACCCGTCAGGCCCGACAATCATCGCGTGGCCCCCGCCACGCTTGGAGAGCACGTCACCGGGCTGAGCATGCGCCGCGTCCACCTCATCCCCGTAGTGGAGATAGGATGCGGCCGATGGATAGTCGCCCTTCACGCCCTGTGGCAGCGCCCCTGGAGAGAGATGCTGCGACCGCGCCAGTACCGCGGTGACAAACTCGGCACAGTCCTCCCCTGTGGAATATGTTAACCCCTGGCTCGTGATGTATTGTTTGACTTGCTGTAAAGCCTCTCCTTGAGTACCACGCGCGTTGCCCAACTGGACTATCTGTGCGGCTTGTTGCAGGACCGCCCTGTCAATCGGCTGGCCAGTGGTCGGGTTCACTCCCGTTAATAACGGATTGCTTGATGAAACGCCGGTCACCTGAGTCGTGGTAGCAGCGCCGCGAATGACTTGCGCGCCACTGGGGAGTGTTTCAACAACTTGAGAGCCAGTTGTGGTCGGCGTCGTCGTTTGTTGTACCGCATTTGCTGCCGCAACCTTGCCAGCCGATTCCAAGTAGTTGTTGCGCAGCACGTCAATGCCGGGATGATTCCAATCACGAACCAATGATCCAAAGTATCTACCAGCACCGGCTTGGGTACGACTCTGTGGGCTCGTGATGACGCCATCGCGCGGGATGAACTTGGTCATCACGTTGACCAATGCCTGCGCCTGCGCGTCGGGGTCGTTAACATCGCGACCGCGCAAGCCATAGTTTGCAAGATCATCGGACTTAGCGGTTCGATCAAACTGATTGAGGCCGCCATGGGCCGCGTTTGCTTTAAGCCCGCTCTCCTGCATCGACGTGGCAAGTGCAAGCCGAGCCCATTCCTCCGGTGTGCCTTTGGTGATGCCAAACTGAGCACCATCCTTGGGCACAAAACCGTCGAGCGAAGTGCCCTTGAACTTGGTGACGTAGGATTGAAACAACGCGTTTGGATCAACAGCGCCGCTCGGGCCTGCTTTGACCGCAGGGCCACCGGTTGCGGTGCCGAGACCGCCGCCACCACCGACCGCTGCCGTCGTTGGCCAACTCACCGCAGGTTTTCCACCTACAAATCGAGCATCGAGCCCGACGCCGCCCGGACCCATCCCCGTACTGATGCCGCGCGCATAGGCGCGTTGCCCCGCGGTGACATTCATGAAGCTCGGCGGCAACCCCGTGATCTCGCTGAACCGTTCGGGGCTGACGTTGAGGCCGAATGGCTGGCCGCCTGTTACGCCTGCGAGCGGCGTGCCTGTTGGTCCGATTGCCGGTGACGGCAGCGGTGTTACTGTCGTCGTGCCGTCCGTGCCCGTGCCGGTCGTTCCGCCGCGATAGCCACCGCCTCCACCTCCACCACCTCCTCCGCCGCCGAACCCACCACCTCCGCCACCTCCACCAAGTCCACCGGGCCCACCGCCGCTCTCTAACCGATCGAGCATCAGATCCATATTCGCATTGAGCTGGCGGATCTCATCGCTGTTCTCACCCAGGCTGGTGGTTTGCGTCTCGGTTTGCCGGATGTCGTCTTCATCACCGCCGGAGAACCGCGCAATGCTGGTGGCACCGCCGCCGGTTGCCGGTCCGCCTAGCGAGCCGAGCCCGAGCTGATTGGCTAGACTGCCGCGCGCACCCTGCGCCCATTGGTGAAGGATCGGCGCGCCCTGGCCAGTATCCATTTGGCCGGTCAGCAAGTCGGTGAACAGGAAACGCCGCCACCAGTTCGGCAGATTGGGAAATGCTTGTGGCCCTTCGCCGGTATCGGCGCCATGCGCATAGCCCGCGATGAATTCCATGAGCGAGGTGGCTTTTTCCATCCGCTGCAGAATCTCGGCTTCGATCCGCGTCGCGAACTTGACCAATTCGGTTTCTGGCCCGGCGATCATGCCGTGCAATTCGCGGCTGAGAGCGTCGCGGGTGACGGCCTCCTTGCTCAGGGCTATGTGCAGATCGTCCTGTTTGGTGTTCAGCTCGCGCAAATGCTGGATGTGGGCAAGATCAGCTTGCGTCAAATCCTTGGTGTATTTTTCAAGAAATTGGGCATTGAACGCCTGCAGAACTTGCTCTTCGCGGAAAGCCGCCATCCGCTCATTGTGCGTTTCGTTCAGCTCGTTCTGGCGCACGAACGTCGCCGCGTGCCGAACGGCGTTCATCTGCGTCAGCTGATCGTTGGTGCGCGCGTATTCGAGCAGGAATCGCGCCATCTCCTGCGCGTGCCCCGGCGCGAGCTTCAGGATCTCCTGCCGCTTCTCCGGGCTCGTCATGATCTCGGTGTAGGCGCGATTGAAACCGATCAAATTGTTAATGGCGTCCTTGGAGTTGGTGCCCATCGCCCGCATCTGATCGGTGATCGCGGTGAACTGGCCAGGATCTATGCCGATCCGCCGCGCGGCATTACCCATCTCGGCGCCCGCCTGCGCCCACTCTTTCATCGCCCCGATGCTGCGGACGATCTCATAACCGACCAGTCCGATCGCCAGCGGAACGGGGCCGATCACGCGCCCTAAGTCCTGAAACGTGCGGCCGACGCCAAGCACCGATTGGCCGAGATTCGCAATCGCTTTTTCGACCTCAGTAACGCCTTCGCCCACCCGCTGCCCGGCCGTCGCCGCGGCCTGGGAAGCATCATCCATCGTCTTGCGTAGCTGAATGATCTGGGCCGTAGCCTGATCATCGAGCACCGCCTGCACTCTGACGACTTGTTCTTCAGCCATCCGATGACTCGCGCGCGCGTTGCCGCTCGAGCTGCGAGGTGCGATGCAAATGCAGGCGCACTTCGCCGAGCGTCATGTTGAGAAACATTTCAGGCGGTTGATGGTAGTAGTGGGCGAGACGGTAGCAATCGAGGATGATGTCGAGTTCGGCGCCTAAGACACCCGACGAGTTGGAAGAAAAAAACGCATCAGTTCATAGGCCGCGAAATTCCAGTCGCGCGTATCCATGGCGTCGAGGAACGGCGGCAATACGTCGGACAGCGCCGCCATGATGTAGTGCATCTTGCGCTCCTCGATGCACCAATCCCCGGCCGCGTTCATGCGCACCGGATTGCCATAGCGGTTGATGTCGCCGCCCTTGGGCTCACGGAACACCAGTTCGTCGACGGTCTCACCTTTGCCGTTCGGGATCGGCTTGAACGACAACTTAACCACCATCGGCCACGTTACGATCGGCGCGGCAACGTCCAGCTCGGCCGGAGAATCGGCAATCTCCGGACCCGGATGCGACGCCAGCGCCGCCGCTACGTCCTTGGGCTTGGACTTGTCGGCAGGGCCGGGTGTACTGACGAACCCCTCGCGAAACTGCGATTGATCGCGCGGAACATCGTTCATGTTTTGCCATCCATGATTTGTTGTTGTTGATCAGATTAGAGCGGGACCTCTTGGCAACTCAAGCCTTCCCACCGCACCCGCACCTGACCGTCGCGGGTGTTGGCCTCGAGCCCGGCCTTACATGTTGATCCAATCAAGGTGTACTGCATGTTATTGGCGAGCTGTGCCACAACTGTGCTATCAGTTTCCTGCTCGAGCGCCTCGAGCGAGAGGCCGGGCATGGTGGTGATGTCACCCTCGATGTAAGGTACTCTGGGAAGCTCCTGGTATCCATGTACCCCATCCTGACCAGCTATCATGGTCCTCTCTACCGCCGACGGTGAGACGGTGAAATTGCCACGCAGCTGCAGCTGATTGCCGTCGACAGCGAGGAACGCGATTCCTGCGACCCGTTGGGCCATTGTCGTTCTCCATTTGTGAGGAAGGGCGCGCCGTCACGGCGGGCCAGAGGTGAGCGCCGCAGGGCGCGGCGCTCGATTTGCTTAGCCGACCAGGATCTGCGAGGCGGCGTTGAACGGCGACGGCGCCGGGCCGATGATCGCGGTATCGACGCCGCGGTCGTACTGCAGGCGGAACTGATTGAGCACCGCGAAGATGCGCAATTGGTTGATCAGATCGGGCGGATACAACACGTTCGCCCGGTTCGGATCATTCGGGTCCCGCTCCACAAGTAGATGCGCCTTGAAGGCCGCCAGATTCTCCACAAGGCCGTTGTATTCATCCTGCTGATAATCGGCGATCAGTTCGGCCTTGATGATGCCGGGGGTGACGATTGCTTGCCCGGGTCCGAACTTGGTGCCGTCGTCGGCCAGCTTGTGACGTGGGAACTTGGTGGTGATGACGTGTTTCTGATTGCGCATCAGCTTGGCCAGCGTCGCCAAGGTAGTGACCAGCTCGTAGGCGTCGTCGGTCGCCCCGTACAGGTTGAGCTGATACATCGTCTGCTCACGCAGGATCATCGGCTGCTTGTCGCTGCCCATCTGCTGGATCGCGAGCCCAGAGCTAGCCAGCGAATTCAGCTCGACGAAGTCGAACTGATGGTGCTCCGGCGCGCCCTTGATCTTGTTGAGCGAGAGCGATTGCAACGGCCGCGCCGGATCGTTGATCAGCGCGCGTTGCGCCTTGGCGGCATAGGCCGCGGCCCATTCGAAGTTCGGACTCGGCGCCATGCTTTCGAACGCCATTGCCGAGACCACACCCGAATTGTTGTTGAGGCCCCACAACACCAGATCGGAATACTCGCCGCGCCTTGCCATGAACACGTGGCCGAACAGCTGACGCTGCCAGCCCCAGCGGCCCTGGTCGGTGAAGCCGTATTCCTGATCGAGATCGAAGATGGTGTTGGAGTCGGTATAGCCGCAGGCGACGTATTCGAACGGCGATTCACCCAGGTTGAGGATGGCATTGGTCAGCGACGGCGTGCCGACGCCGCCGGTGAGTGTGCCACTGGGCGGCAAGCTGATGCCGAGTCCGACCGGGGTCGCCTCGCCGCCACGACCGCCGTAGTAGTTGAGTTGCACCGTGATCTCATTGCCCGCGATGCCTTTCCATACCGCGGTGAGCGCCACCGTGCCCGTCGTGTTCACTGCCGACACCGGCAACGTGTCGTCATCGTTGATCGCCATCTCGATCGCCGAGCCGATGTCGTCGACGGTGTCGGTGGTGGCGATGTTGACCGGCACGAAGGTGCCCGAGATGTACAGGAAGATCGTTCCGGCCGCAGTCGGCGGCGTCGATATCACAATATCGCCGGTGGCAGCGCTGGCACCGATCGGCTCTGATAACCCAGTTCCCCAAACCTCATTCGCAAAGTTATTGGCATAATAGGCTTGGAACATGCGCGCCAGTTCCGAGCCGTGGCCGAAGCGGGCGTTGGCCTGCGCCTGCGAGCCGATCGGAATTGGCACATCCGGCGTGGCATCAGCGATACTCGGGTCTAGCGCGACGATCAGACCGCCGCTGGTATATGTCCCAGGATTTAGGGTCGGACCAGTCACGACGACGGTCGATCCGGTCGTCCCCGTGATCGTTGTGTAGTTGCCATCGTAAGCGGTCGGGGTCACTCCTTCGACAGTGATCGCTTGACCCACAGTCAGATTGAGAGCCGAGGACGTCGTGAACGTCGTTACGCCCGCTGCCCATGTCGCAGTGGAGATGCCCGAACTCGGTCCAGTCAACATCGTGCCCATCAAGAGAGCACGCAAGTTGATCGATGGCAGACCGGCCATCGAGGGGTCGACCTCCACCCAGTAGAGGGGCACTTTGATATTTTGCGGGATTTGTGCAAAGCTAATAGGCACTTGCGCCTCCTTTTGATGTGGGATATTCTCACGATGCTACCTGGAGGAACAGATGCTGCCTGACAACAACCAACAGACCTTCGTTTATTGGCTGCACGACGAGCGTTGCATTTGTCCGTGGCATCACGGCTACGTCGGGATCACCGCGCATCTCCCCGTCCGAATTGCTGCTCATCGGCGCGGGAACGGTAAGGGCGCGCATTCGCTGCCGCCCGATTTCAGGGTCCAAGTTCTTTTTGTTGGTCCGGGTATCGAAGCGCTCGAACTAGAAGCGCGTTTACGGCCGCGTCCGGGGATTGGCTGGAACCGCGCTGGCGGCGGTCAAAAATCCTGCATCGGCTACAAACATGCCGAGGCATTTCGGAAGCTAAAAGCAAAAGAAGCTGCTGGCCGTTTCAAAGGCATTCCCAAAACTCCCGAGCAGCGCGAGAAGATGCGACAAGCGGCGTTGCGTCGTTACACTGATCCTGCAGAGCGCGAACGCTCATCGAGCGATGTCAAGCGCGGCATCAAGACCAAGAACCGCGACTATGCTGGCGCCAAGAATCCCAACTACGGAAAGCTGACGTCGGAAGCTGCCAAGCAAAAAATGCGCGACAAACTCACTGAGCGCGGCGGCGTGACCGGCGAGAACAATCCTAACTACAAGCACGGCCGGTACACCGAATAGGGGAACCTCCATCGGGGGAATGGCGCGTCATCACGACGGGCCGAGCAGCCCTGGTCCCGCACGGGCTGTTTGGTTTTGTCAGGCGCGGGCGCCTGATTTACTAATCAGGATTAGCTGATCATCCGGCTACGTCCGCATGAACGCGAGCCAACTATTCTCGATGTGTTTGATGCGCCAGCCCTGATCGGCCAGCCGTTCGAGCGTTGCGGTGACCTCGACCGCCGGGTTTCCCGCGTCGTGCCAAACAATGATGCCGCCCGGCCGAACCAACGCGCGCGCCAGATCGCTGTCGCGACTCACGCCCTGCTCGCTGTGATCGCCGTCGATGAATACCGCGTCACATGGCTCTAGCTGATCGGCGGTCAGCCGTTCCTCTACCATTAACAACCAGAACCGTTCATCGCTGGCGACGTACGAACCGGCGGCGGTCGGCACTTCGCTTCGTTGACATGTCAGCGTGGTTTCGTGCCCCGCTGGCACATCGATGCCGATGTAGCATTCGAGCGACGGCACGTTGTCGAGCACGCGCTTTGCGGTGAACCCGAGATTGCAGCCGAACTCGATCATCACGCGCGGCATCACGCTGCGCACCAGCGCAACCAGCAACTCCGTCTCGTTCCGATTTAGATATTGGCTGACCGGACCTCGGATGCGCCCCGCACCGATCGAAGTTTGTGAGACGCGTTGCAGGGGCATTACATTTGCGCTTGATTTAGGGCGCTCGCCCAATCGTCCGGCACTTGCTGGCGACACAGGCTGACGTTCGCGTACCAAGGCGCGATCCAGCGCCAGCTCGCCCAATGCGACAGCAGGCCGACCACGCGCGGATGACCGATCGCACCGGCGAGGTGCAACGCCGCGGTGTCGACGCTGATGATTTGCTGCATCCGCCACATCAGCGCGGCACAGTCGGCGAAGTCCTCAAATTCAAACGCTTTGACGCCGATGCGCGCCGCCTCCTCCTGATATTGGGCTTGCACGCTATAGAGTTGCGCGTCGCCGAGCGGCGAGATCAGGTCGCTGAGCGAGATCTCGCGTGGATAATCACTGAGGCTCGGGTTACCGATCGACCAAGCAAGGCCAATGTTGCGGCGGTCCGCATCGATACGTTTGGACCACCGATCAACCAGCGCACGATCGACGTTGAGATAGGGTTTCCCGGACACGTGGTCGGGATGCACTTGCAGTACGTGCAGCAGATGCAGCATCGGACAGAAGAAATCAGCGTCCTGCAGCGCCCCCACAACCGAACCGCATTGCGCCGCCAACCGCTCTAGCTCGCGCGGCATCAGCATGACCACGTCGGCGCCCATCGCTTGAAGCGCGGGCACGTAGCGCAGCGTCTGGATGCTGTCGCCAAAGCCGTGCGCGTGAATCAGCAAAAGCCGCTTACCGCACAGATCTTCGCCGTGCCATGGCTGCAAGCCCGCATCGAGCGCGGCGCGCACCGGCGGACGCATGAGCGAAGATTCCTGCTCGCAGCTCCAGTATTCCGCGAAGCCCTCGCGCCAATGACCGACGGCGAGCAGCACCATCGCGCGATTGAAGCGCGCGCGCAGCGTCGGCGCGATCCGCAGCGTTGCGTCCGCCTCGACCAGCGCCTCGTTGAACTGGTTGGCGCGATGCAGCGCGACCATGCGATTGAAGTGCGCGAGATAGTCGTCAATGTTGATGGCCAGCTCATTGGTGACCGCGCGGCGGCCGATCGACCGGCCGCCGTGTGTCACCAGCAGTTCGATTGGCACCGCGATCGGGTGGCCGTTCGAACGTTTGACCTCCAACACCTCGCCGTGCGCCGTCAGCCCCCGCCAGCCGTAGGCCGTTGTTTCGTGCGCGACCACCGGATCGAGATCCGGCAAGTCATCCACGGTTGTTTCGACGGCGGTGCGCACTGATCATTCGCTGGCGGGCGGGGTGGGCTCGCGCCGCTGGTCCTGGCGCTGATCGCGCCGCTCCTCGCGGCGCTCCTCGCCGGATTTGTTGTTGTCGTCGGCGAGCCTGATCACGCCCTCGCGCAAGCGCCGCTGGGTGAACCGGTCGTTGGGCCATTCGATACTGCCGCTATCGCGGAAGCGCACACCGGTCGGCGCGTGTTTGATGTGCTTGCGGATCTGCTCGGCCGTCAGCCGCGGATGATTCTCGGCGGGCACGACGCGGAGCCCTGGGCGCCGGAGCGCGCGCAGCTTTTCCTGGTTCTCGCGCAGCTTGCGGCCGCGGATGCCGTCGATCGGCTCGGCCTTTTGGCTGGCGGCGACGTCTGCTTGGTTGGTTGGTTTGCTGGGCTGCATGCGAACGTTCACCATGGTGCTGATCCTTTCATGGGCTGAACACGTATTTGGCTTTGATCTGCAGGCGCTGCGCCATCTGCTCCGGCGTGTCGGCGATCTTGATTCCGGTCGACACGTCGATCTCGGCCAGCGCATCACCGTTGATGTTGGATGCGTCGGCGAAACTCATAATGCGGATCTGCGTGCGTCCGGCCATGCGCAGCGCGCTTTCCGGTGCGGTGGCGGTGCCGACAATGCCGACGGTGGTGGCGCCGGAGAGATCCAGAATGCTCATGTGATGGTGACGATCAGTTGGCCTTCGGCGAACGTCGCCGAGATATTGCCGGAGATCACTTGCGCGCCGCCCGCAATAGTGTCGGCGATCAGCAAGTTGCCGCCGGTCTGCGCATCGAAGAATCCCCAGCCGTAGGCGGTGCCGGGCCCCGGCATGGTGGTGAGCGGAAAGCTGATCGGCCCGACATTACTGAAGATGCTCGGGTTGGAACCGGTGGCGTCCGCATAGACCGAGAAGCTGATGACGTCGCCGAGTGCAATCGCGTTGTCGATCAGCGCACTCAAGGTGACGGTGTTGTTGGTGGTGTCGACGGCGGCGACGGTTTGGTCACTCGCGATCGAGGTTTCATCACTGACGCTGAACACGCTCATGCCCGGCACGATCCAGGTTGGCACGCTGGCGAAGTTCAAAACGGTGCCGTTGGCGACCGCGGCCGAGACCGCGAGCTGGCCGGACACCTGGGCGCGGCCGTAGCCGTTGCCGGACAGCTCGGTGCCGCCGATGTTGGAATCCGATGGCAGCGTGGCGAACAGCGCCATCCAGACTTCCGGCAACGCGGGCATCGGTCGTTGCCCGGTCACCCAGCGCCCGACCAGAGTAGCCACATAATCGCTGGCGCCGCTCATGGCTCACCGCTCCTAAAAAACCGGGTCCCAAGGCGACCTGAAGAACACCGACATGACGTAGCGCAGTTCGCCGATCGGGGTTTCGTTGTTGCCGCTGGCGAGACCGAACACGGTCTCTTTCTGGCCGCGCACGATCGACTCGATTTTGACGTCGCCCGCGTTTTCGAGATGCGACCACGGATTGGTGGTGCGCAGCACGTTCATCACCCAGGCGTCGCGAAAGATCCGCTGCATGATGCGGTTATAGGCCTGATCCAGGGTGCGCTCGGCATCGTCGGCGTTGTTGTTGGCGATGATCACCGAGAAGTGGATCGGCAGCGTGTGGCTGAACCGGGTATCGCCCGCGTTGGCATCGCCGTCCGGGCCCATGTTTTCCTTGCCGAGATAGATTCCGAGATACGGCAACGCGTTGGCCTGCACCGGGTCCATCTTGGTGCGGCGCTTGGTTTTGTAGTCGGCGAAAAACGGTTCGCGCTCGGCCACCGCAGTGAACAGCGTCTCGCGGATCAGATAACCGGCCGACTGGATCTGCTGCAGCGCATTGGTCGGCGGCTGCGGCACGAACAACGTCGGCCAGCTCTGCGGCACTTCCTCCAATTCATAGAACAGGTTCACGGTTGCACCGCCAGCGCCGGGATCACCAGCTTTTTCAAAGTCAGGGTGGTTTCGCCGCCGCCATTGCTGGAGACGTCGACCACCTCATAATCGGGCAACGGCGGCAGGCCCGAGGCCGGGTCCATCGGGATGCTGATGAGGTCATGCTGGGCGGGCACCACGGCAAACTCGGCCTCGAGTACGTCAAGTGTGGTCTGCTGGTCGGACAAAAGTGAACTGTCTTCCAACGGCACAAAGACCGCCCCGGTGTGATAGATGCCGCGCGCGCTATAGCTCGGCATGCCCGGCTGCGAACCGATCGGTTTGACCGAGATCGGCCGCGCCCATTCCGCGTAATTCGCCGCATAGACCTCGATGCCGAAATTAACTGCCATGGCTCATTCCATCAGTTTGGCCCGGCGCAGCAGTTCGCTGATGCGCATGCTCAGCGATTCAAACAGCTCGCTGCGAAGGATCGGGCGGCCCGACCGGAAGCCACTGCGTTGGCCGGTCGGTGACTTGGGCCGAGCGCCGCGTGGCACGCGCAGGAAGCTCGAACGATAGTGCTGAGTTGGCGGCCGTCCCGGCGGTTGGCCGGTGGGCGGCTTGTGCCATGTACGCGAGCGCGGATAGACGTCGGTCTCGGCCGTGTTTTCATCCGGCCGATCGGTCTGCGGATACTTGCGCCGCATGTCCTCGGCTTGCCAGTCGGTCAGCTCAGTGGCGAAGTCGTTGGGCAGCGCATGCAGGTTCTCGAGCAACTTATCGATCGCGTCGGTGACTTCGCTCGCATCCATCTCCATGCGCATCGGCATGGCGGATCACCAGGACACGCCGGTCATGTAGGCGACGTGCGGCGCGCGCATTGCCCAATCGCCGCGCAATATCATTCGCAGCGCCAGCGTATCGGTCTGGAACAGGCTTTTGACTGGCGTCGATCCTCCGGAAATATCGCCGGGCGTGGTGTCTTCCATGTGCAGGGTGCCGACGTCGGCGACGTCGAAGGTCTCGACCCCGAGCATGATGGCGAGCGAGGCTGGCTCGAGCGCAAGTACGGTGCCCCCGGCTAACGGCACGCTGCCCCAAGCGTCGAGCTGGGTGCCGCTGAAAAACCGAATGGTCATCGCCTGCGCCGGATTGGCGACAAATACCGCATTTGCGCCGCCGTTGCGGCTGGCAAGATCGCCGATCAAGGCGCCGAGATCGGCGCCGCAATCGTCATAGGCGGCGCCCGTCGACGGCGTCAGCCCGGTCACACCGTGCAGAATGCCGGGCGAGCGCGCGGCCGTGCCCGCGGCGGTGGAGAAGATCGCCGCATCGAGCGCCGGTCCGGCGGCTTCTGTGATCAGCGCCTTGATCACGTCCTCAATGTTGGAACTATCGCTCATCTCGCGGGTGAAGGTGGCGATTACCGCCAGCTTGTGCGCGGTCAAGGTCGAGCCGGGCAGCTGGAATTGCCGCACCGGAATCGGCGCGCCTTCCGCCACCCACTGACCGGCGTCGGCTATGGTGCTCGAACGCCCCGGCACAACGATACTGGCAAAGCGACCGAGATCGATGCGCAGCGCTCCGGCGTCCATCACATGCCGCGCCGCGCTCATGCTGACGACGTCCTCAATCGCCTGCGACACAGCTTTGCGCGCTAGCTCCGCCGCCCAGCCGGGCACGGTGGTTTTGGCGGGCGCCGACGCGGCGCGTAGCAGCAACGGTGCGATGTGATCGTCGGGGTGCCGCTCGCGCAGCAAGTCCTCGGCAAGCTCGCCGAGGATCGAGCCGCGTACCTTGGCAGCAAAGGCGCGCCAGAAATGCTCGCCGGGATGCGGCAGCGCCATGGCAGGACGACGGTCGTCGAGTTGTTTGTTCATCGCTACACCCAAAATCGTGTGTATCTGGCGTCGAGAACGCTTTGCACGGCTTGCCAAGTCTCTGGCGAGCCGAGCGCAACGCCCAACTTGGTGGGATCGTAATAAGCGATGCGCGCTTCCTTGTGCCCGAGCTGGCGCACGCCAAACAGTGCCGGGTTGCGAATCCAGGCCATGTAGGATTCGCGGATCACGCCCGCGACCGCGAACTTGAGCGGGCCCGGCGCTTCATCTGGCAGCACGTAGCCGCCGGAATAAATCACATCGACCGTACCATACCAGTAACCACTGGCCGGGTAGCTGTAGAGCATCCCCGTCTCTTCCTCGAGCAGCCAGCGCGTCGGGTTGTCAGGTAGCAAATCGTAATCATCATCGTCGCGATTGATGCTCTCGATGTCTGCGAACTTCACCGGCCAGCGCGACAGATAGAGACGGCTGCTATTGCCGTCCTCGAGCTGATAGAACTGCTCGCGCACCTTCTCGTAGCTGAACACCCGATTGCACATTTTGGCGACGGTTTCGCTGACGACGGTAATCAACTCCGTCAGCAAGATGTCCTTGCTGGTGTCCGTTGGCGGGATCAGCAACATGGCCTTCATCCCCTCGAGCGTGACGAGGTCGTAGGTATCAGCCTTCACCAGGACATTGAGGATCTGTTGCATGATTCAGTGCTCGCGATTGGCACGCTCGGCGTCGTACTGCTCGAACAGCGGCACCAAATTGATCGACGGACCCAGGGTGCCGTCGCTCAGCACGGTCTTCAGGATGAAGCCGTCGAGCTTGCATCCGATCCAGTGCGGGGCCGTCTTGCCGGGTTCGCCCTTGTCACCACGCGGTCCTGGCACGCCCTTTTCGCCCTTCTTGCCGACCGGCCCGCTTTGCCAGTTCGGTCCAGGAATCGGCCCCGGGTTATCGATCCGGGCGACGAACCAGGAATGATCCAGGGTAACGACGTCGAGCGCCTTGTAGACCTCGCCCGGCGTATGCGTGCCACGCACGCGGAACGACAGCCCCGGCTGGCCTGCGGCGGCGATCATCGCCCAGTCGTCGGACGTCCCAGGGCGCTTGGCGGTGTCGGTGACGGCTTGCCAGCACGAACCTTCGTGCGTGACGATCTCGCCCTCGTAAAAGATCTTGTCCGACCACGGCACGGCGCGGGCGATGACGCCGCGCGGGCCCGGCTCACCGCGTTGCCCGGTGTCGCCTTTTTCGCCCTTCAGTCCGCTCGGTCCGGCCGGGCCCAGAGCGCCATTGCGGCCGGGTTCGCCCGGGTCGCCCTTCGCTCCCGCGGGCCCGGCCGGTCCGGCCGCCCCCACCATCCCGTCAATGCCATTGCGGCCGTGCTCCCCTATTTCGCCGCGCAATCCTTGCTCGCCGCGGTCCCCGCGTTGCCCAGGCGATCCGGCGGGCCCTTGCGGGCCGACCTCGCCGCGCTCGCCGTTACGGCCCGGCTCCCCTGGGTCGCCCTTGGCGCCGGGTAAGCCTTGCTGACCTTGTGCCCCTGGCGCGCCATCAAGGCCGCGTTCACCGCGTTCCCCGTTGCGGCCGGGCTCCCCAAGTTCCCCGCGCTCGCCGCGAGGCCCTGGCCCACCCTGCTCGCCACGCGGGCCGGTGATGCCGATCGGTCCCGGCTCGCCGTTACGACCCGGCTCACCGGACAGCCCTACTGGTCCAAGCAATCCAGGCGGTCCGATGGCCCCGATCGGCCCTTGCTCGCCGCGTTCACCGGTCAGGCCGCGCTCACCGTTCCGTCCGGGTTCGCCGGGCAAGCCCTGCGGCCCGATCGGCCCGATCTCGCCGCGGTCGCCGCGGTCGCCGGGCAATCCGCGCTGGCCGTCGGCGCCATTGCGGCCGGGCTCGCCGTCCTTGACGTCGTGAAGTCGCGTGCTGACTTCCGCGGCGAACTGATGTTGTAGTTGGATCAGCTCAGCGCGCAGATTGGCGATGGTCTCGCGGCTTTGCGCCCGCTGCACCTCCATCTCGCGCACCCAGTCGCGGCGCAGCTCGGCGATGACATGCGCGCCGGTTTCAAACAACATCTCCTGAAATGCGTCGCTGATGCTCGCGTTCGATCTGTTTGGATCGGTTGAGCATGCTTCGAACGTAGGCGTCTCGTTGTCCATCAAACAAGCTCCTGCTTGGCGGCGGCGGCCGTGGGGCTGTCGGCGCGGGCGGAGCGGCGGGAGCTGCAGGCGTTTTACCCACTTGCGACAATGGGACCACTTGTTGTTGAACCCTCGGCTCGTCTCCAAACGGTGTGTTAGGAAGATCCTCAGAATTTCTGGCTTCGTTCGGCGACATGACACCGCCGATGACGGCCTTCGTCAGACCTTCGATGCGGTTCACAAAAGCTGACCGCAGAAGTGCTTTGGTATCAAACTCCACGTACTCGTCCGGGACCCCCTTCAGCTCGAAGGTGAGGCCGAACGCTTCCTCGACGTGGTTCAAGCAAAAGCCGAGCCCGGAGGCAATCCAGCTTTGCATCAGCGCTTCGGTCTCGCGCGGACCTTGGGCAATGCCAAGGATCGCGGGCGGCACCCGGAACGCCATGGCGATATCGGCGTCGGTCAGCTTCAACACTTCGGCCATCTGCGCATCGCGGAAGGCGACGTTCGGCAGCGCCAGCGGTTTTAGCCCGTTGGTGAGAATCGGCGTGCCGCCGACGTTGCTGCCGGATGTCTGCTCAGTCCAGCGATCGCGCAGCGCCGACACCTGATCCTTGTCGAGCTGCAGATCGGTCGCCAGCACAGTGCCGGGCTTGGCTTGGTTTTGGTAGAACGTTGCCTGCTGAGCGCGGATCGACATGCCGGTGGCGACGTCGAGATAGGCGCTGGTGAGCGGGCTTTCGCCGCGTAGCGGATCGCGCAGCTGATCGCAGTGCAGCTTGATATGCAGCACGTCGCGCATCGGCACCCGCGACAGTAGCGAGCCGAACCGGTTTAGAATGATGGCATTCCCGCCGAGTTGGTAATGCACCTCGCCCTCGCCGTCGATCATGGCGCGCGAGTAGCGGTTATCCATCAGGTGCAGTTCCTGGATCTCAAAGCGGGCGTTGCGCGGACACCACAGATAGGCGTTGCCCTCGAGGTAGAGCTGGCGCACCGCATTCAGCATCAAATCGGAAATGGATTGATAATCGTTCGGCTTGCGTAGAATGCGTGAGAGCGCCGAGGTGGTGACGCGCTCGCGCCCGCCGTTCGGCAAACTGCGCCAATGGTCGCCTGGGCACATCGCCAGTGTCTGGCTATAGGCACCGACACACGCCTCGATGATGGCGAGCTTGCTGCCCGCCAGGATCGGGTCGTAACCGAGTTGCCACCAATTGATCGAATTGCCGATTTGGGCAGGCAACCAGCCGTTCGTGATCGGCAGATTCCACGGGCCGGGGCGATATTCGCCCTCGGCCGCTTTCGCGACCGGGGTCCTCCAGTTCCGTGAGAATCTGCCGAGCAGGTTCATTATCGTCGCTTACTTGTTCTCAGGTGGCCGCGGCGACGTATGCTGGGAATGCGGCTGCGGTTGCGGCGATCGTTGCTGCGAGCCGCTGGGCTGATGTTGCTGCGGTTCCGAACGCCGGGTCTTGTAATCACCGCCGCGTTCACCCTCGAGCTGGCGCTGGGTGAAGCCGACGTTGTGATCTTCCTCGGAGCCATCCTTGGCCAGCTCGACATGCTGCCCGAGATTGAGCAAGTCGGCCTCTTCCTGGGTCGGCGTCGGCGTGCCGCGATGTGCCGCGCGCTGTTCTTCCTGTTCCCTGGCACGCTGTTCGCGTTCCTGCATGAGGCGCTGTTTCTGATCCTGTTGCTGGTCTGCCATGATCGTTCTCCTTGTTTCGATTTTGTTTGGTCCTGCGCCGGGGCGTTTACAGTCGCCCCGAAGCACGTTCATTCGTGCTGGCACAGTTCCAATGAGTTTAGCAGAACATTACTTCCAAGTGACGCCGCTCATCCAGGCGACCACCGGGCGCCGCATGATCCAATTGAGGCGCATGATCATGCGGAGGGCGAGGCTGTCGGTCTGCCACATCGATTTGACCGGAGTAGCGACAACACCGGGCGATCCGGACACGATATCCGCCGGAGCCGTATCTTCCATATGCAGAGTCGCAGTATCTGAAATGTCCATGCGCGGACCTTCAGCACCGGCGGTGGTGAAATCGGCCGCGTCGAGCATGATCGCCGTTCCCGCAGTCACCGTCGACGATTCAACAAGATCGGCGCGGACCAGCCGGTTGTTATCCAGCATCGTCATGAACGGGAATAACGGCGCCGCTGCGTTGGGCGGTTGCAGCATGCTGAGTGACTGCACCTCCGTCGGGTTGAGCAAGATCACCGGGCGGCGCACGTTACCCTTGGTCGCTGTCAGCAGCGCACCATAGAGCGCGTTGTAATCGGCGACAAAGTTGGCGAATGGAGTCGTTGCACTCGGCGTCAGACCAGCGCCGTAAGAGCGCAAGCCGGGTGGCCGGATCGCGGTGGCGACGTTGTTGTCGAGCAATACCGTATCGAGCGCCACCGCCGTGTCTTCGATGATCGCCTGCCGTAGCAGACCCTCAATTGCTGGAATGGAAAAGTCCTCCATCTCTTTAGTCCAGGAAGTGATAACAGCAAGTTTCTTGGGAGTCAGGGTCTGCGAGGTGAAGGCGCCCTGACGCACCGGAATTGGTTGACCTTCACCAACAAACGCACCGGCGATCGACGGCGTCAGCGAGCGCGTCGGAATGACAATGCGGCCGTTCTGTCCGAACGTGAGGCCGAGACCGATCGCGCTTAGCTTTGGCAATACCGAAACAGGCAGCAAGACGTCCATCCACGCCGCCCACACGGTGCGGACCAGTTCAGCCGCCCACCCCGTGACGGTGGTTTCCGCCGGAGCGGTCGCCGCCTTCAACACCAGATCGGTCATGATGCGGGTGGCTTCGTCGTCGCCATAGATCTTGCGCCGCATATCGTCGATGCTGACGCCTTCGACCTTTGATTTGGCACGGACGATGGCGGCGCGCACGATGAAATCGAGCGGGTCAGCCTTCTTGGCCGGACGCGGGGCCAGCTCGGCCGGAAGCCGGATCTCGTTGCTCTTACGCCGAGCGACGGCCGTCGCAGTCGAGGTGTCGATCGCACCGTTGCCGTTCTTGGCCTCGACCGTCTTGAGGTTGTTGAGCTGACGCTGCTTGTTCTCGATCTTAGTGGTCTTATCTTCGGTCAGCGCCATCTGCTCTTCGGTCGGATTGTCGTCGTCAATGGTTTCCAGATGGCGGTCGAGATCGTCTTGATCCGCCAGTAAGCTCTTTTCCAGTTCCTGAATTCGCTGCGAGAGCAACATGGGAGTCCTCCGTTGTGCTCCAATCTGTTTGGGATCGGCATGCTCGCCAGTTTGTTTGGTCGTCGTCGTCTCGCGCTTTGGTGTGTCGGCGTGCTCGCCCCGTTGCGCTCGATACTCGCGCTGCACGATGGTGCCCTTGTCGGCTTGCTCGCCAAACACCATGCGCAACGTATTCCCAGAAACGCCTAAGCCTTTGGCTACCGCCAGCGCATTGGGATTGGCTGGGACAGCGACCACGCTGGTCTCGACCAACTCGTGTTCGGTGTAGTGCACACCGCCCCACGGGTCCTTAGCGTTGATCGGCGCGGATGCGATCGGCCGGAAGCCGACGCTAGTCGCGCGTAAAATGTCGGCCTCAATCAGTTTGCGGATCTCATCGATGCGGTCGCTGGTGCCCTTGGGCGCCAGCTCGAGATCGCCGCGCAGATCCTTGTCGGTGACGCGCAGGTTCCGCCAGCGGCCGATAACGAACGAAGTATTGTGATTGAAGAGGGCAATGGGGTTGGAAGCGAAGGTGTCGATTTTCCAGCCAAGCGGTTCGATCACGTCACCAAACCGATCCGGGGTCCCGTCCGACAGCACGAACTCCATGCCGGTGCTCGGCGTCGCCATCGTCTTGTGCAGCAGCACAGCGTCGCCACTACGCTCATTGTCGTTGGATTCTTCCCAGGCCAGCTGACACGCTTCCTCGGCGTCATCGTCGGCCATGTCGCCCATTTCCGACATGCAGCGCTCGATGTAGTCGTCGTGGCTTTCGTCGGCGTCGACTTCTGGGCAGTCCTGTTTGGTCACCGTCACGACATGCTGGCGCAACGCCGCGCGGTTGCTGGCATCGCCCAGGTCGGGCGGCCCGGCCTTGTCGATCAGCACTTTCCAGGCCGAGATGATGCGCGCCTTGATGCGATCGTCCTGCGCCTTGGTATAGATTTCACCGGCGCGATGAATGTTGTGCCATGCCGTGCGCACCTGATCGGCAGTATCGATCACATAGCGCTTGCCGCCGTCGCCGCGATAACCGGGGTCGGCAAAGTCTTTGCCCTCGGGTTGCTTCTGCCCCTTGTCGTCGCGCCAGATCGACATGCAAGCAGCGACGGCTTGGTCCTGCTCACGCTTACCGTCGCCCATCATGTCGGGCACGCAACGCTTCATGAACGCGTCCTGGCTTTCACCCTTGTGCGGTTTCATGGGCATTTCTGCCTCCATCGGTATGGGGATACGTGCGGCATGCTCACCGCACCACTTGCGTATAGGGCGTGATGCCCTATATTAAGAGCGTGAGAGATTGCCATCGCGACGGCGGTGGCCCGGACTCGGCAGCGGAGCTGGCGGGCGGCGTGAGCGGGTCTCGCCGGAACACCCGCACCAGGAATTCGAGATGAACCGCGTTGAACTGATGACTGCGATCGAGGCCATTGCCGCTGAGCGTTGGTATGGCCGCGCGTCGGCCGCCAAACGCGGACGCAATCCAGCTTATCCCTATGTGCCCGTCATCAACTATGACCGGCCGGATCGGATCAGCAGGTTCCACACTTGGAACCCGGTCAAGGGCGTCGCATTTGCCACGCGCGAAGAAGCGGTTGCCTACGCGCAAAAGCACATCGACGCGGAACGTAATTTACTCCGCAAACAACTCGCCGAACCTCGCTACCGCGCGCTGCGTAAAAGCGTCGGGTTGCCGATGGAGATCGAGTGAGCAGCAACTACCACCACTAACTGAAACGAGGACACAATGGGTTACAGCTACGCGGCGAAAGCCGGTTACGTTTTCCAGGCGTTGGGCGAGATCGCCCGGCGCGGGACCACCAATCACTCGAGCAACGGCTTGTCGGACGGTTTTTATGAAACGTCGCGGGTCGAGCACGATGACGGCTCGATCACCGGAACGGTGTTCAAGACGGTCAAGACGTTGACTGACGAGGAGCGCAAGGCCGAAGCGATTGCGCGCGGGTTCGGCGATCATCCCGACTGGGTCGGCGATCCGGTTGTGCGGCGCGGCTCATTCAAGATTAGCGGCGACGGCAAGGTTGTGCGGTTTCCCGGCGTCAGCAAAGTGGTGAAGGCGGAAGCCGAAAAGGCGGGCGCAGCGAAGTATCTCGCGGTGCACGGCGCCTAGATGGAACAGACAATGGCCGAGTATCGGGCCAAGCTCGCGGAAGCGGGCTTGGTCTCGGCTGCGCGTCGGGCGTACTGGCGCGGGCGCCGGGTGCGCGCGGTCGGCCATCCGTTGACGTGGTACGTCGTCAGCCTGCAGGCCTACGACGCCGCCGAGCTGGTTGCATTCCTCGATGGTTATCACGGGCGCCCGTTTGCGGAGACCACCCCATGACCGCGAAACAATACCAACGCGCGCTCGATCGCATCGGATTCAATCAGGTGACGGCGGCGCATTTCCTCGCGATCGATCCGCGTACCTCGCGGCGCTATGCGCTTGGCGAGCTGCCCGTGCCGCCGCTGATTGCCAAGGTGCTAGACTATATGGTAAAGCATAACTTAACCGCAGAGGACTTCACATGAGTGACGACAAAGACAAAAAGCCGGACGGCTACGTCGACGGCAACGGCAATCCGATTCCGCTCGAGAACTTCGACAGCGATTGGGACCCCGGCGAGGTGCCAGAGGCGTTCCAGGAGCTGTACGACAAATATGCCAAGCGCAAATCAAAACCGAAAAAGGATTAGCCCTGGTGAGCAGCCCGCAAGCCGCCCAAGAGCTGACCAATGAGCTGATCGCTTGGCTCGTCGAACGGCCCTCTGTTGATCCCGGCGATATAATTCCCGCGCTTATCGTAACAGCCGTCAAGATCGCGGTTCGCTATGATCTTCATGATAGCGAGGATGATTTGGCTGAGAAGTTGATAACACTGATCAGGATCACGTGCGCGGAAGAGATCGCGAAAAAACAACGCGCGCGCAACTAGCCGCGGCTGACAAACTTCGGTTTGGTGCCCTCGTTGTCATACATCTCCCAGGCGTCCATCTTGCTGCGCGCCTTCTCGAAGTTAGCGGTCGCCGGATGCGCGAGCAGCATTTCCGGCGGCACGTAGCGGCCGCTCTCGCCGCCGCGCACGAACCGCTGCAGCGCGCGGGTTGCTGACGTCTCCGGTGTCACCCGCATGAAGTGACCTTCCACCCGATAGCCGCCGGTCTTGTAGCGATCGATGCGCTTGGCCAGCCCGTCGTATTTGCCCATGGTGCCGTCGATGATGACGTTGAGACCTTGGGCCATGGCGATGTTTTCCGTCAGCCGCAGCAGCTCGCTCGATTCCTCATGTAGCAACGGCGCGTTCCAGCCCTTGTAGTCGGGCAGCATCGCCTTCATGTCATCGGAATTCAGATAGATCGCATTGTCGGTGCGCACCGTGCCGTCCGGCTTAGTGAACCAGCCCTTGCCGGAACCGCCGGAGCCGCCGAGCAGATGCGCGGTCGGCTGCTCGCCCGGCTTGGGCGTGGCGGCAGCGATCTTCTCCGGGGTGAAGATCTTCTCCAGGATCTCGGCGTGCACCTTTTGGCGCGGCGCGGTGTAGAAGCCATCCGAGCGTTTGTAGCCGCCTTCGCCGACCGGCGCATCGCTGGGCTTGCCGCTGGCGAGCTTGTCGACAGCGCGCTCGATCGCGGCTTGCGCGCCGGGGACCTTCTCGATGATCTCCTTGACCTTGGGATTGGCATGTGCGGCGACAGCGGGCTTGGTCTCGCTGGCTGGTTTTTTGCCGCCGCCGTCGCTGCCACCACCGCCGCCGTCGGTCCATTTGCCGGATTCGTCGCGCGGCTCGTCGGGATCGAACCGCACCAGCAGCTCGGCCGCGCGTTGGCGCAGCGCCCGCCACGGATGCGGCTGATAGCGCAGCGCCGCAAAGCGGGCCTTGTTGTCGGCGTGACGGCGCCGGGCCTGCAGCTGCTCGGCGCGAGCGCGGATGCCGCGCCAGCGCTTGCCTTCCCACAGATGCAGACAGATCGCGATCGCCTGATCCTGGTCCTTGCCCTCATCGATGAAGTACGGCACGCAGTCGTTCATGAACTCCGTCTGCGCGTTGGCTTTGGCGACGTCGTCGGTCATCGCGCTTGCTTTAGTCCTGTGGTAGTCATCGCGGATGCGGAACGTCGTACGAGCACTGTGGCTAATGACTTGCATCTGGGCGCATATCCTACGCGCGTGGTTTCCCATGCGCCCGATGACGCGCCTCTGGCACCACAGTCGCGGCCTCGCCTGCTGGCGCCAGCTGAAAGAGCTGTTTCGCCAGGAGGGAATTGACCTACCAATTCCGGGAGATCGGTCATCGCGCTTGCTTAGTCCTGGGCCGCACGATCGAGCCGATCGAGCAACGCGTTGACCAGCTCAAACAAATCGTAGCGCTTGCCCTCGCGATTGCTCACGATGACGCGACCCGCCATCGGCCCGCTGCAAGGCTCGACACCGAGCCGCGCTGCCAAGCTCGGCAGCTTGTGCCAGGGGTCGGGCCCGCGCTCGAGCGTGAAGCTTTGCTGCTGGTCGTCGTCGGGCATCGCGCGATTTCCCTTTGGGGCGAACGACGAACGCGACGCCACTGCAAGCCGCCGCGCCCGCCGCCCCTCAGCGGCGGCCTGGATGGCTGCGAAAGGACCGACGCTAACCGATTATTTGATGCGCTGTATCACTAACTGTGTAGATCAACATTTATGGTCAACGATGTACCACTGTAAGCCGTAACAACTCCTTCCATCCATTGCGATGGATTGGAATTTGAACTCAATCGCGTGCGCGCGCCGACCATATAAGCGAGCCCGGCTTGCGTCGTGATCGTCGCTGGACCGGCTGCAATCGGCAAGCTGGTCGTACTGGTGGCGACGTAGCTCGCCCCGGTCGGGCCAGCCGATCCGGTCGGGCCCGCCGGACCTTGCGGCCCGGTAGCGCCGGGATTGCCTTGGATGCCCTGCGGGCCTTGTGCACCGGCGGCGCCGGGCACACCCTGCGAGCCCTGCGGGCCCGTGGCGCCTTGCGTGCCCTGCACACCCGCGAGATTGATGGTCCAATCGGCGAACGTGCCTGAGCCGTTTGTTAGATCGACGTTGATGACCAGTGACGTCCCGCTATACGCGGTGACTTGGCCCTCCACCCAGTTTGTTGGTGCGCCGTTCGACGCGGCGCGCGCCCGGGCGCCGACCGTGTAGGCGAGTCCGGATTGTGTAACGAACGTCTTGGCGCCGTTACTGACAGCGATCGATGACCCGCTGGTCGCCGTATAGCCTGGACCCGCGGGCCCGGTCGATCCGGTAGCGCCGGGATTGCCTTGGATGCCTTGCGGGCCGGTTGGGCCGGGCGGGCCTGCATTTCCTTGCAGACCTTGGTTGCCCTGCGCGCCGGTGGCGCCTTGCGCGCCCTGCACACCGGCGAGGTTGATGTTCCAATCGGAAAATGTACCGCTGCCGCTGATGAGATCGACGCCGATGGTGAGCGATGTGCCGCTATAGGCGGTGACCCGGCCCTCCATCCAGCTCGTCGGCGTGCCATTGGAGCTGGCGCGCGTCCGCGCACCGATCGTGTAGGCAAGCCCGGATTGCGTGGTGAAGGTTTGCGCCCCGGTGGCGATGTTGACGGCGCTGGTGCTGGTGGCTTTGTAGCCCGGACCCGCGGGTCCGGCGGGTCCGGCGGGTCCGGCTGGGCCTTGCGGTCCGGTGCCGCCGCTACCGCCACCGCCTTTCGATTGCGTGGTGTCGGTGTAGCTCTCCTCGATCCACCCCTGGGCGATCGGGTCCCAGCTGTAATCGCAGATCGTCTTGACGGTTATGGTGCGGTTGACACTGCCGAGCAGCTGCAGCGTCGGGCTGTAGACCAGAGTGATCGGATGCGTCGCATCTTGCGGAATCCAGGTCACCTGTTTGCTCACGCCCCACGGCGTTGGCACCTCTTCGTCGGGTTGGCCGTACGGCGGCAGTGGCCCCGGCCCGAGCGAGCTGACGGTGCCGGTGCCGGTAACGATGATCTTGTTGGTGTCGACGCTGTCGTCGGGCGGGGCGATGGCGACGGTGGCCGCCACCGTTAGCGTCATCGTCGGCGCGTGACCGAACGCTATGTCGAACGCTGCGAACATCGGCTATTGCGGTGCGTACAGCTGGCCGGTCGCCGGTTCGCGGCAGACGGTGGTGTGCTCGATCTCGTACGGCACCAGCCCGCGGCTGCTGCACTTGTCGATCAGCTGCTTTTGCTCTTGGCGCGAAAAATAAACCGCTAGCCCGATCAGCACGACGAACGCAATGATGATGGCGAGACCGATGCGCTGGCGTTGGGTCATAGGAACACGCCGTCCTTGATCGCCGAGATCAAGTCCTCAACCTCTGCGGCGCGGCCGTCGGCGATCAGCTGCGCTGGGGTCTGACCGCCGAGCAGATCATGTTTCGCCTGCAGCCACTGGTCGGTCTCGATCGGCGTGTAGAGATCGCTGAGCAAGCTTGCCATCCGCTGCATGTTGGCGGCGTAGACGGTGACGCCACCGGCGCCGTTGGATTTGCCAGCACTCATGACGGCTTCCGCTTAACTATTGGCGCCACCGCAACAGCAATGCTTGCGATAAGCCATGTCTGGTCTCTTCTTCGCGCATCAAGGTGTAAGCGATGACGAAAATCCAGATGCACATCAGGATCAGCAACACCACCCAGAACCAGAACATCTGTCGATCTGGCGGCATCAAGCAAATCGCGACATGATCGCGCAGCAAAACATCAACCACATCAACAGCGACTTCCTGCTCCGTGGCATGCTGCGCCGATCAACAAATTGTTGCTGTGCTATAATAGCAACATCGATCAGGAATTGTCCTGACGACCAAGCAAACGAGGACAAACATGAAAACCTATCTCGAACGCGCGCTCGAGCAACACCGCAAGCTGGTGCATGATCTCGATAGCGCGATGGTTCAGCGCGACAAGGCGATCCGACTGCTGATCCGAGCTGCGGCTAAACTCGACCGCTCTGTCAAGGCATTGGCGCGCAGCCAGCGCCGCATCAACAAGGCGCGGGAGGAGGAAAAGGCCGCTACCCGCGCCGCCCGCAAGGCCGCCAAGACCGAGCCACAATCACCGATCATTGTCTAACACGACTTGGTGACCCTTCGGGAACTCGCCGCGTCCCTGTGCGCGGGCGCGGTTTTTTTTCGCTATCCTATCAACGCATCAATGTCCACCGCCTTCGGCGCCCGCGTCAGCGCGAGGCTCAACGCCATGCTCGCCGCGACCAGCGCATCAATGCGGCCGGAGCTTTTCGCTTTATCAAACTTGCGCCCGCCTGCCGGATCGCGCACCACCACGGCGTTGTGCGCGCACCATGTCAGCACCGGGTGGCCGCCGTGTCTGAGCTTTTTCTGAATCAGCAATCGTTCAACAATATCAACTGCGGCACTCATATCCTTGAACCCTTGGCCGAACGGCTCGAGCACGACCGGACAGCCAATCGCATCCAGCTCGCGTTTGAGATCAGCAATTCGCCACCGATCAAATGCCAGTAGATCGATCGGGGTGATGCCGTTGATCTGCGCGATCTTGTGCGCGATTACCTTCGGGTCTGTCGACTCGCCGATCGGCATGATGGCGCCGTCGCGCACCCAGGCCTCGTATGGCACGCGATCGAGATCGCTGCGCTCCTTGAGATCCTTCCCCGGAATCCAGCAATGCGGCTGGATATTCCAGCACCCGTTTGGATCAACGGCGACGATCACCAGCGCCGACAAATCGCGGGTGGCGCCGAGGTCGAGCCCGGCATAGACGTGCACCCCGCGCGGAATCACCGCCGCGCCTGCACAGGCGTTCCAGGTGATGCGATCAACAAATCGGGTCTCGGCGGCGACGCGCTGATTGAGCACCAGATTGCGGAAGGAATTCTCGCGCGCCGGGATGCGCTGCGCCTGCTTGGCCATGCGCGCCACGTGCTCGAGCGAGAGGAAGTCGCCGAGCGCCGGGTTGGCGGCTTCCCAACTGGCCGGGTTCCAGGGGTCAGCATTTTCCGGCGCCGTGAACAGCGTCAGATGAAACGCCGGATCTTGAATGTCGCCCTGTTCGATTTTGAGCCCGTAGTCGATCAGCTGCGACATGGGCGCGAAGTCGTCGGCGGCCTGCGTGCTGATCACCAACAACAACGGTTCTTTGCGACCGCCGAGCGCCGAATCCATCGCGTCGTACAAGTCGCGACCCTTGGCGGAGCCCAATTCGTCGTAGCAAACAAAACTTGGGTTCAAACCCATTTTTGTGTTTGCTTCGCGTGACAGTGCTTGATAGGTCGACTCGGTGACCAGATCATCAATCTGCTTGCGGCCGCGCAACACCCGCGTGCGCATCGCCAGCCACGGATGATTGACGATCATCGCAATCATCTCGTTGCACAGCTTGCTCGCCTGCAGGCGATCGTTGGCGCACGAATAGACCTCGCCGCGGCTCTCGCTCTCCGGGCCGGAGAGATGGCATAGCGCCAAGCAAGCAGCGAGCTGAGTCTTGCCGTTTTTCCTTCCAAGACTGAGGATCGCCGTGCGCACCCGGCGATTGCCGGTCTTGTCGACGCCGTAGACCGCGCGGATGAACTTTTTTTGCCATGGGCGGAGGGTGATTTTCTTGCCGCTCAACGGCCCGCTCGTAATCGTCATGTCCTGGCAAAAGGCGATAACCTTATCGGAACGACGCTTCAACCCCGGCTCTTCCCACGGCGCCCGCTCGCCCGCCAGCTCCTCGAGCATGCGCAAGGCGTCTTCTGCCTTTTTGCCGGTCGGCCGATTGAACCGGCCAGAGATATCGATGATGTCGGGCATCTTGCTAAAGGGCGGCTTGAGTGGCTATGGTCAGCAGACGATGAAAACGACTCGATTGGCCAGCGACGATTGGTGTCTCGATTGCAAGACACGCTTGGACAGCGTCACCGACGCGCTGACCGATGCAACGCCGAAACCGGGTGATTTCACCATCTGCTTTCGCTGCGGCTATGTGATGGCATTCAAGGCCGATCTCAAGGTGCGAGCACTGACCGAGGCGGAGCTGATCCAAATGGCGCTCGATCCGCGTTTTGTCGAGATACAGACCGCGCGTGGCGTGGTGATGAAACTGCGCGAGATCGTCGAGCGGAGCGGCCGCAAATGATGCGACGGTTATGGCGCCGCTATATGGCGGACATTCACGAAACCGAGCAGTTCGCCCGCGAGATCGGAGATGAGTTTCTGTTGGCCATGCTGCGCCAGTTCAAGTTCAACCGCATCTTCGGGCTGTGTGCGGGGCTCGTGTTGCTGGTGCTGTGGGGCGCACTGATCTGGAAGCACCTGTCATGACCCATGTCGGAGACGCCTATCAAGGCCTCAAGCACCGTCAAGTCGATGATACTTGGCTCGCGATCGTCTATTGGGGCGGCTACGGCATTCAGATTCTCGACCTCAACGTGTTCGACGATGAGGCTGCGGCCGATGCTTGGATCAGTGCGCTGACCTCGACGCTTCCGCGCGGTAATCCGGAGACTGCCACCCGTGGTGCCGAGCCGATTGCGGCTATCGCCTATCCGCGTCAGCGCACAGATGACAATAGGTTTTCCGTTCCAACGGGCCGCGCCATCGAGCAGGATCGTGTGCTGTCGGATATACCGCGCGATCCTGATCGCCCACGCCGACCCCGGCGACGCACATGACCCACTACCGCGGCCAGCGTGACAAGCACGGCGTCTGTTTCGTCTGGCGCATCGATGGCACCCGCAAACGGCCGCTACGCATCCGGCTCGATCTCGAGAACCATTCCCCAACTGGCTTCAATTGGGGTTACGGCGGATCAGGCCCGGCCCAGCTCGCCGTCGCGCTGCTCGCTGACGCGACCGGCAACGACTTGCAGGCGGTCGAACTGCATCAAGAATTCAAGCGGCTGCGGATTGCCCCCATCGCCGACGACGAATGGGAGCTGACGCGCGAGGAAATCCTTGATGTTGCTGCTCATCTCCAAACGGTGGGGCAATCGCGATGACTTCAAATCATCATTGCATGAGCGGACCAGCTGCACGGATGGCCTACGCCACCGGTCTGGCTGACGGCCTATCACGCGCCAGCGAGCTGCGCGCGCTACTGCAGGAAACCTATGACACGCTCGGACCGAAAGCCTACCTGCATCGCCAGCAGGTGCCGTATCCGCTCGCCGTCTTCGCGGCGATGACCGCCGGAGAAGTCGATAGCACCTTCGACTTTCCCAATCGCCAGCTAATGCACCGGATCGCCAAGGCACTGAGTGAATAAACAGAGGACAGCAAATGGACAAATATCGAATCGTGCGCAGTCATCAACACACAGCAAGGAAACCGTACATCTGCGGCTGCGGCAAGAGGATCGAACCAGGGCAGCAATATGTTCGAGCCGATGTTGTCTATCAAGATCCAAGCGAGCCGAGCGCGATCACTCAGACGATGCTGTGTATGGATTGCGGCCCGAAATGAGACGCGAATGCTCAGGCTGTACGCTCTGTTGCCGCCTGTTGCCAATGCAGGCCGGGCGCGACGATCTCGCCCGCTATCCGGAGATCAGCAAACTGCTTCCGCTCGGCCTGCCGCCGACCTGGGTGCGCGACTTCGACAAGCGCGCGGGCGCCCGCTGTCAGCATCAGCGTCACACCGGCTGCAGCGTCTACGATCGGCGCCCGTTCGGATGCCGGATCTGGTCCTGCGCATGGCTCAGCGGCGCCGACACCGCGGCGATGCGCCGTCCCGATCGGGCCGGGTACGTGGTCGATATGGTGCCCGACTTCATCCGCTACGTGAGCAAGGACGGCAGCGGCCCAGAGGGTGGCACCCCGGTCGAGGTGGTGCAGATCTGGATCGATCCCAAACGGCGCGATGACTGGCGCCAGGACGCCGAACTGCGCGCGTTCATCGAACGCCGGGCGGCCGAAGGCAAAGCCGCGATCCTGCGATTCTCCGAGCGCGAGGCCCTGATCTTGATCGCACCCGCCCTATCCGAGGACAAGCAATGGCACGAGATCAGCGACGCGGAACTACACCCCGAGCGCTCAACGTGGCCCGACGACGTCCGCATGGAGATGGAGATCACCCCGTGACCGAGGACGTGGATAGGATCGCGGTGCACGCTGCGGATCTCGCCGATGAACTAGCGCCGTTCTTCGATGCGCTCGCCGGGAAAGGCCCGCAGATCCAAGGCGCCGTCCTGGTCCAGCTGATCGCCCGGTTCATCGCTGGCCACGTCGTGCTCGAGTCGCCCGCCGAAACCGCCAAGATCCGCAAGGCCCAGCTCGACCTGCTCGCCGTCGCGGCGTGGCACATGGTGCCGATCGCGGCCAAAGAGATCGGCGCCGAGCCGTAGGGCTTACGCAAGGCTGACGGCGCGTTCCCGCCGCGCCCGGCCAACCATGTGGCCACACCGGTACCACAGCCGCACCAAGCCGCCCGGCGGCATGTACGCCCCGGCCAGCGCCTCACGCATCCCAATTCGATACCAGAAACGCATTTACCACCCCGAGGTGTTTCCGCTGGTGGTTTCCGCTGGTGGTTTGGTGATTCCGCTGGTGGTTTTCGGCGGAAAGATTGGCGAACGATTGGCGGAAGTCGGCGGGCGTTTCCGCTAAGCCGCTGAAATCCCTCTAGGTTTCAATTCCGCGCTCGCTCAAGTTGAGCTTACGCTGGACCGTTTTCCTATTGGAACCGAGAGGAATTTTCTTCTCCTTTTAGGACCGCAATCCTTACAACTCCTGGGTTGTGGAGCCCAAAAGTTCGCGAG